CTGCAGCCGCGTATTTTATAACACGAGAAGGTGCCCGTAAATTATTAAAACATAAACTCACGAATTATATTGATCTGAAAACGAACTATATAAAAAATTTTAACAAACGTATTGATAAACAAAATTCATTTTGGACAGATGAAGATGGTGTTATGAGTGGACAATCAAGTGCTAATAGAAACGATAAAAACTCGTCGTGTCCTTCTTTTATTAAGGGTGTATCACCTTATTTAATGAATAGAGGTGAAAAGACATTATGTCACTTAAAAAATTATAAAGCTTTTAAAATTCCCGGTACAAATAAAGAAATTGTAAATAGTGATATTGTTTTAATATTATCATGTATATTTTCATTAATTATAATAAAGAAAACACTCTTAGTATAATAAAAAACATTATGGAAACACTCAAAATCAAACGAATAAATTTAGAAGCTACTTTACCGACACGTGCATCTCCCGGTTCGGTTGGTTACGATTTGTATAGTTTGAACGATATAGTCATTGAACCACAATCTAGGGAAATCGTGAGTACGGGTATATGTGCATGTATACCAATGGGGTGTTACGGTCGAATTGCACCGAGATCCGGATTATCCGTAAAGTATGGAATACACGTGGGTGCCGGTGTAATTGACCCCGATTACACGGGTGAACTAAAAGTGTGCCTTTTTAATCTCGGGAACGTCCCGTTCGAAATTAAAAAGGGGGATAGAATCGCTCAGTTAATTTTAGAGAAGTGTTTAACACCTTTGATTGAGGAGGTGGATGAGCTGAATAAAACGATGCGTGGAAACCGCGGTTTTGGATCTTCTGGTACTAATTAGGTATTATTTCCTTTTGAGTTGATAAATATGTTCTATTATAACCGTAGAACCTAAAAATGTTAAAAGTGGATTATCGTATTTGTAGTAGCCGTAATACATTACGATTATACCCCATAAAAATGCGAGATAATCGGTAGTAGGTGACGCCATATAACTACAATTTGATTCTGTCGGTATAGAACTTTCCATCATTTGGTAATATATAGTACCCATTATCACTGATAAGACAAGTGCTAATAAATGCATTATTAATATAATATAATAAATTAGTTACCAAACGCGACACCACCCATACCATTCTTAATCCTGAGAATGTTATAGTTGACCGCGTAAGCGTGTATCATATCTACATCGGTTGCACTAGGTGTTCCGTTTATTTTTATCGTAGCGTTATCGATTCGCGAAAAGTTAAGAGTACCCGTTGGCTGAGATTTATTCATGGTAAGACAAAATGGCCATGTATATATTTGTTCCTCTGCTAAACTATCCGAAAGAACTGAACAGTGTCTCGTTGGAACAACGTGTCTGTAATATTCACTAGACATGTTCTCGAACAAAGCAACACCGTTTATGTACATAGAGGCATCTGAAAATGTGTATGCTGTAGTATCCTTGTTACCGGCAGTAATGTGAACACTCTTAACTGGGTGATTAAAGTAGGTAAGGTCTACGGAAGTATCTGAAGCATTCATGGGTTGGTATTGTGTCTGCGTAATAAGAAGTTCGTGTTCGCTTTTAGTGAAGAATTCACGTTCTTGAGTGTCGAGGAATACATACGACGCGTATACTTTTGGTTTAGATGTAGGTTGAAACGTACCGTTTCTGCACTTAACTCTTATTTCGACTTCGTGGTATTGGAGACCAACAAGTGGGAGCGACTTTGTCCAGTCTTCGCTAAAGAAAAATGGAATCGCGTACGAATTGAAAGATTCATTAACACCTTGTGTTTGTGTTGTTACTGCACACGACGCTTTTGCTTGAGATTCATTATAAAGCGTATTATGTACGGTGTTGATAAACAATGTATCCAATTTGCACACTTCTTGTCCACCGATCCAAAGTGCAAATTCGGTTGGTGTAGTTTCATTCGAAGTTGCATTAGCCGATTTGAAAATAGAATCGTCGTCGTTATTGTGGTTAATATTTGGATTTTCAATCCATACGTAACTTAAAAGATCACCCTTGGATTTGATAGGGATAGAAACTTCGTTTCCCGATTCAAACGTTCCGATATAATCGACTCGTTCTGGTTTAATTGCAAAGTTAGTGTGACGTTTATAGTTTTGTCTGAAGAAGGAGACTTGTGGGTCGCCTGTGATGTAGACATCTTGGGCACCGACCGAGACGAGGTCAATCAAAGCAGCTGACATATTTACTATTATACTATATTAAAAAAATTGAGCGTTAACGAGGTAAGAAAAATGGTCGTTTTTCAAGCACTTACCTGGGAAACGGAAGACGACGACGAAAGTCACTTGGTACACGTGTTCGGTAAAACTCAAGACGGGTTATCGGTATGTGTGACGACCGAATTTAAACCGTACTTTTTCGTAAAGTTACCTCGTGAAAGGGTTAAAAATCAAGCTATTATTTGGTTTGATAAAATGTGTAAAGTGTGTCCGGATATAACTTTCGAATATAGTCTTGTAAAGTATAAGGACGTGTGGGGGTTTCAGAATAATGAAGAATTTTATTTTATGAAAATAGACTGTTTAACGTATGGTGATAGAAGGCGTTTGGTTTCTAAACTAAAACATAAACTACCTGATGAATTTACAAAACTTAAACTTTTCGAGACGAACCTCGATCCGGTTTTGAGACTCATGCATAGAACTGGTATACAATCGACTGGGTGGTTAGATACGGGTGATTCGTGTTATGAAAATAACATTGCAAACGTTGATATAGATTTGACGTGTCCTGATTGGCGAGAACTCAAACCCGTAGATAAACCGGAAACGGCGCCATTTGTAGTTGCATCTCTTGATATAGAGTGTAACAGTTCTACGGGTAAGTTTCCTGATGCGGATATAGAAGGTGATGCTTGTTTTCAGATTGCCGTTTCCCTGTGTACTTTTGGTACCGACGTTCCTTACGATAAGACGTGTTTCTGTTATAAGAAGACTGATTCGAACCTCGAAGGGTGTTCTATTTTGAGTTACGATACGGAACGTGATATGTTGATTGCGTTTAGTAAGTACATGCAAGATATGGATATTGATATTATAACCGGTTGGAACATTTTTGGTTTTGATATGGAGTACATAATGAAAAGAGCCGAACTGAATTCGTGTGGTTCGTCCTTTTTCAATTTGAGTAAACTCAGGGACTATCGGTGTAGAATGGTGTATAAAAAGTTGTCATCGAGTGCTTTGGGTGATAACGATCTGAAACTCGTTCCTATACCGGGACGTTTTGTTTTTGATTTGTTTCACGAGGTTAAGAAAGGGTACAAACTTGATTCGTATAAACTCGATAACGTTTCTAAATTGTACTTGGGTGATCAAAAAATAGATATGCCTGCGAAAGAGATGTTTGCGCGATTCGTCGAAGAGGACCCCGTAAAGTTACGCGAGGTTGCTGAATATTGTATTAAGGATACTCTTTTGCCACATAGACTTTTGTCTAAACTGTGTACCCTTATCAATCTCCTGGAGATGGCGAAAGCGACGTGGGTACCCTTATCTTACCTCGTCGAGCGTGGACAACAAATCAAAGTGTTCAGTCAGTTGACGAAAAAGGCGCGAGAAATGGGGTACCTGGTACCAACTATAGCGTGGGGTGAAGGTATGGTTGAAGGGTATGAAGGTGCAACCGTTCTGGAAGCTCAAAAGGGTGCGTACTATACACCCATAACCGCACTTGATTTTGAAGCACTGTACCCATCAATTATGATGGCACACAATTTGTGTTATTCAACACTTATAATGGATCCTAAATACGAAAATAAGGAAAAGTACCCTAATTTGGAAATCGAAACGTTTGGACAGTTTAAGTTTGTTCAGAACGTACCGAGTCTCTTACCGAGTATTCTTTTGGAACTCAAACAGTTTAGGAAACAGGCTAAGAAAGATATGGCAAATTCCACGGGTTCTTTGAAACAGATGTATAACGGTAAACAGTTGGCGTATAAAGTGTCCATGAACTCCGTTTATGGTTTTACGGGTGCATCTAAAGGTATGTTACCGTGTGTCCCTATTGCATCTTCGGTAACGCGTAAAGGAAGGATGATGATTGAAGATACTAAGAATTACGTCGAAAAGAATTTTCCGGGTGCAAAGGTAAGGTACGGTGATTCAGTGACACCAGATACACCTTTACTTATTCGCCAAAACGGTACTGTACATACGTGTCGCATTGATTCACTCGTAAATGAATATATTTTACGTGATGACGGCAAGGAAATTGGGTATATAAATGCCGAGGTATGGACCGAAAATGGGTTTACACCAATTCAACAAATTGTACGTCACAAAACCAATAAAAATATCCATCGCGTTGTAACACATACCGGTATAGTCGACGTGACTGAAGATCATAGTCTTTTACTCGAAAATAAGGAGATTGCTAAACCCACGCAGGTTGGTGTAGGAACGGCGTTACTTCACGGAAATTGTGTTGAATCTATGGCACACGCATATCCGAATGTATCAATTGAAGAAGCAAAAGTTATGGGATTTTTCTTTGGTGATGGATCGTATGGTGACTTACACAAAGAAAAGGTAGTACCGTCATGTATTTTAAATGCCCCTTTGGAAATTATTCAGTCTTTCGTCGATGGGTATTATATGGCGGGTGGGGATATGGATGTAAAGGGTAAAGAAGGGAGCATGGGAATGTACATGTTAGGACGAAAATTGGGGTACAATGTTTCTATAAATACACGTACTGATAAAGTAAATGTTTTTAGACAAACATGGACAAAGTCTTTACAAAGAAAATCTCCTATAAAAATTAAAAAACTTGAATGTTTGGGTGAGACTGATGGGTATGTATACGATTTAACAACAAAATCACACCATTTTCACGTTGGACCAGGTGATCTCGTAGTACATAATACAGATTCTGTCATGGTTGAATTTGACGTAGGTGATCGTCAAGGTGAAGAAGCTATAAAGTATAGTTGGGAACTCGGTGAGCGCGCTGCTGAAGAGTGTACGCACTTATTTAAAAAACCGAACAATCTTGAACTGGAGAAGGTATATTGTCCTTACTTTTTGTACTCAAAGAAACGGTACGCGGCTAAACTTTGGACAAAAGGTAAAGATGGGAACATGAATATGGACTATATAGATGTTAAGGGTCTTCAACTTGTTCGTCGTGACAACACACCACATGTGAGAGAAGTGTGTAAAGAGTTACTCGATGTCGTTTTAGAGAGTAGCGATACGGGTCCTCCCAAAGCTTTGGCATTACAACGTGCTATAGAACTTCTCGAAGGTGAGGTACCTAACGAGAAGCTTATTCTTTCTCAACAATTGGGTGATTCGTATAAGTCGGATAACTTATCGCACGTACAGGTTCGTAATAAAATGCGCGCGAGACAACCCGGTTCCGAACCACAATCTGGTGATAGAGTTCCGTATATACTTCTTAAAACACACGACCCTAAAGCGAAGGCGTTTGAGAAAGCCGAGGATCCAAAATACGCCGAGGAACACAATTTACCCGTAGATTACCCGTACTATTTTCTGAACAAGTTTTTGAACCCCGTGTGTGATTTGATAGAACCTCTCTTTGACGATCCTAAGGAAGAAATATTCGGGGAACTAATAACGAGAGCTAAACCAAACAGAAGAAAGAAACTTATAGACGATCCTAACCAAAGAAAGATAAGTGATTTTTTCAAACAAAAGGCTTAAAAATTCGGAACGAATTCATGATATGGAAGAACAATACATAGACACGAGTGTAAGATATGAAATTGCGTTGAAAACGAAATCTATATTAGAAAGTATGTGTGAAGATACACCTCGCCTCAAACGTCCAAACACGTTCGATGCATTGGATTTACACTTAAACGTCGAAAAACCACAAGATTACGATATTAAAATGAAACATAGAATATTACGCAATGATATAGTAAAAAAGAGTGATGTTTTTTTACGTAAGGAGATTGCACCTATAATAGCTATATCGTCTAATAAAAAACTTGATCGTGTTGAACCATATTTTCACTCTTTAGAGACACAGTCTAATTATTGTAGAGCTATACGAATAGATAAGGATAACAAACAAAGTAAGTTATGTATCAATATGGAAAAATATGATAACAAATGTGGTACGTGTAGAAATTCTAAAATACCTAAATATACCCGTGGTGTTTTACCACCACCTACGTATTCCAATAAAAATTATGATAAGTGTTTAGAAGGGAAAGATGTTTTGGTAGGGATTAAGCTTACTTAAAAAATAAAAACGAATAACGTATAAGATAATATGAATAAATCAGACATACTATTAAACTCGATCGATACATTTTACAAAGTGCCTGAAAATAGAACTATACTTAGTCAAATACTAAACAAATCCGGTGGTATATCTTTACGTAACCTTGAATGGTTTATTACGAATTACTCTAAAAAAACCAATCTATCATATAAGACTGGTGATGGCAAAATATTTAGTGTACACTGTGCTTATAAGTCTAGTTTAGATGGCTATAGTAAAAAGTTATTCGACCCCTTTTGTAGGTCTTCTAAAATTAGTTATACTATACCTGGTACAAATGATGAAATTCACACAACCGTGGCGCAGTTGAATTTTATCAGATGGTGCATAAAAAATAACATAATAAATTATATAAAACAAAACAAGACCGAATTGTTTAGTAAGCGAGTCTCATGAATCCATTTTCAAAAACAAAAGTTTGATAACCTACGTAATACAAGTGTAGATTATAGTTATTCGTGAGTCCTTCTTTGATTTTAACGTCTAAAACAGTCCTGTTTGATTGTAGTTGACTAAAGTCCAAGCTTCCCGATGGTTCCACATTAATCGGATTCATCGAGAAAGCATACGTGTATATATTTCGTAAAGGTCGGGATAATCTACTCGAAAATGGTACCACATACTTAAAATATTTGTGATCACTATCTTGAATGTTTGGTATATCTTGACCGTTTACGTATATTTTAGCACTCGTCATTACTGGATTATAAAATTCATTGGTAATTGAGTATTCTGAGTTTGATGAAAAGTTGTAACGGTTCGCGAATAGATTTGATTTGAGCGTTGTACCACCACCTTCGGATATTTTTTCATTTTCAAACTCTTCGCGTCTAAAAAACCAATTAAGTGTTTTTACGGGTACGTTTGGTACGAGTTCGAGTTTAGTTTCTTGTTTACCAGCCTCGATTTCCGTGGTTGGGTGTTTTCTAACTATATCTGTTATGAATGTCTGTTTCTTATTTGACAGGTATGTACGTTCACTCGAATCTAGAGTTATTTCCTCTGTTATTATATCGAAACTCTCGAGAGAAAGTGCACCCGTACAGTTCGTAAAAAATTCTTTTGGAAAAAACTCAAACTCGAATATTATTTTTTGTTTGTGTATAGCACATGTGGGAAAATACGGTCGGTTTGGTTTATTAGTTTCATACTCGTCACTTTCATACTTTCTCGAAAAAAATAATGGTATTGGAATAAGTAGTTTAGATTTGTATTGTCCTAACAGTTGATTACCTAGCTCGAGTGATGTATCTTCTGCCAAGTTTCTGTTTATGGTATATCTTTTAGTTCGTTTTTCTGATTCGTCTAAATATAATTCGTCATATAGTATACCCCAATCTGCGTGATACTTTTCAACGACTAATTCGTCAACGCGCATAGTTACTGACTTAACAATGTGTCTTCCTATTTGGTCCGCAAAATATTCACTACCACCTGATAAACCGGGTAAATTTATAGAGAGGTACATGTTAGAAAGTAGATCGCCCATGTTTCTTGGGTTGAGTGTAATTTTTATAGTCTCGCCAAAAGGCCAGTTATCACTGATAACTTGATCATTTGGTCTGTTTACGTTAAAATTCCTATGAAATTTAGTAAAATTAGAGTGTTGTTTTTGTTCGTAGTTATAAAGAGAGTTTTCTTTATTATTATCCAAAAGATACGTGTCTTGTTTTCCTATAGCATTTAAAGAAATTATGGAACCCGTGTTTGGTCCTGTGTCCGTATCACACATACTACTTATAATAAACAATTTTTTAAATGTCGTTTAACGTAATTTTGTAAATTTATAAACCACGTGTATATTTCCGTAGAAGATAAGGATAAGGGTTTATGTTCTTGAAGGTCTTTTATTGCACCTATTTCTCTATCGCGTAGATTTGCCATACTCGGTTTTTTGAAACGCACAAAGCATGAATAACAAACTCTTTTAAGTTTAAGTCCAAAAAATTTATAAAAACAATCGTTATTACATATAAAAATAGGATTTATTTTCCTGTATTTTCTTATTATTTTTCTTATTTCAAAATCATTTGATTTTATGTAAGGATTTAAAGGGTTGTTACATATTTTACAAAATCCCTTGCATTTAATATACATAAAATTTAAAAGTTTTATCTTTTTATGTATTATAATCAGGTAACACAACCAGATGGTACAGTGTGTATAGGTGTAAATACAGAAGAACAGAGGCCAGAACCGTTTGATATAGAACAAGCGAGTGTAGAGGTAGATAGGGAAGTTGAAGTACACGAAGTTTTTACTAAATACATGTCACATGTTCACGAGTGTTTCTTTTTAGTTACCTTATTTTCATTTATTTTTATACAAAACATAATAAACCTTATAAATACCATACTTTCCTTTATTTGTATGATTGGTGTATATTCTGGTGTTAAATATTTGGTAGTTGTACACGCTATGTGCATGATATGTTTAGTAATGGTATGTGTAGTTATTAATGCATTTGAATATTTATTTTACTATTTTCCATACTTGATAATAAATGTGTGTTCATTGGCAACCTTAGTCGAGGCAAGAAATATTATAAATTAAGATTTAAAAATGCAATATTCTAAAAAAGATTTCGAAATAGCTAAGAACTTTTATAAAACACACGAAGAAAAGTGTGAAAGGTTCGCGAGAAGTATTCATAAACTTAGGGAATCTAGAAAAAAATACGACGATTTGAGAACCAAAAAGAGTATAGTGATACTCCAGGAAGTCCCTGATAAAGTTATTGAAAATAGACACGTTTCAAATATATGTCAAGCTACAACTATGAGTGGAAAAAAGTGTAGTTTTAAAGCATCGTGTGGACGGTTTTGTAAGAAACATTCATACGATACGAATAGTAAATCTTCTAAGTTTAGTTTAGGTGTAAAACCGGATTTTAAAAAAATATTGTTATAATAAAATGTTAGATCAAGGAACACTCAGACCCGTTATAATTTCAATGGCGCTTTACCTTTTAATTTCCCAAGTCGTTCCCGAAGTTTTAAAGAAACCCACGAACGTTAAGTTTATCGACGATATTGTCGCAATGCTCATAGCCCAAAAAGGATCACTCACTTCCGGTGCTATTCTCACTGGTTTGATCGTTTTCGTCGCCAATTACGTTAATGAGGAATTCTTTTAAAACGTTTTCTTTTGATGTTATCATGTGTGTTTTTGGGTGTTCGTAATATCGTATATTTTTCGTATAAACGTCTTCCATGAACTTCAAGAGTTGCTCGTAGTTTGGTTTACCCCAAAGCATACCTTCCTTGTATAAGAAATCATCCCTTGGTATTTCCTGAAGTTCACAGTCTATTGCGTAAGGTGTTCTTATATATTCCGTCGCACCTCCATATTTTGTTATTATAACAGGTTTGTTTCTTAGTGCGGCTTCAACAGCTCCCATACCAACACCTTCAGACGAAGAAAAACTCACGTAACAATCACCTATGGCGTGTATTTTTTCCATTTCCTCGTCGTTTATCAGGCCGTTTATTATTTCGACGTTTGGTATATTTAATTTTACTTCTTGATTACACGTAGCTTTTACCAGAAGTCTACTATCTGGTTTGTTTAAACGTATGAAAGCTTCTAAAATTTTATTAAAGTTTTTTCTCGGATCGTATACGTTACCAATGTGGTAAAACGTGTATGGTTTTTTGTAAGGTATGTGTGCGTGTATAACGAAAAAATGTTTATCAGGAAACTGTCGTTTGAAAATTTTTCTACAAAATTCACTTGGAACTGCTATTTTATCGAAAAGTTCGAAGAGTTTCCCGTAATCTTCGTGCACCGTTTCAGTTTCACATACGGTCATACACGTTATGTTTTTAATTTTCTTTTTTATTTCTGGTATTTTATTTAACCAGTATTCTACTGGTAAGG